TGGTAATCAGGAGATATTCAGCGGTGACTACCACATACTGGAACCCGACACGGCCCAAAGCTACGCCTTGCAAGGCAATATGATTGGCCGTAAGGACGAAAACGGACCCAGAGGCGATGGCATCAACGCTGAAATCTGCTACACACTCAATACCATTGACCGACCAGCCGTCACTGAAGCTGGAGAGGGTTCCGACTATCTCGTTAGACGGCTGACTCCCGGGGAATGCTGCCGATTGCAAGGCTTCCCCGACGGTTGGTGCGAGAACCTTGAAACTGAAAACCCAAGCGAAGACGAAATCAGGAAATGGCAAGCGATACACGACAACTGGAATTGCACATCAGGAAAGACTAACAAGCCCAAAACAGCAAAACAAATCATCAAGTGGCTTGCCACGCCAGCCACGGATGGTGCCCTGTATAAAGCCTTTGGCAACTCGGTCGCAGTTCCCTGCGTCTTTTTTGTTTTGGCTGGCATTATGTGGGCTTATGAAATGGAGGAATGATGTTTGAAATCAAAACAAAATGGATTGAATGGCCCGTTGGTGCAAAGCCAATCAGAAAAATCTGCCCGTGCGGCGAGCACCATGAGAGAAATAACACTCAACGGATACATCGATGAAAGCGTGTTCTGGGGTGACGAAATCACCCCAGAGGGTTTGCACGAAGCGCTCTATGGCGAGAATAACCAGTACAAGGATGACGTGCACATCCGCTTCAACAGTTATGGCGGCAGCTGCAATGCCGCCACGCGGATGTTTGATGACATCCGCGCCTACCCCGGTAATGTCAAAATCACCATCTCGGGGACAGCGGCATCCGCTGGCTCAGTCGTCGCCATGGCGGCCGACCGACTGGAAATGAGCCCCGGCTCCATTCTTATGATTCATGACCCCAGCGTGGTCGCTTGGGGTAATGAGCAAGACCTCATGGAAGCAGTCGGTTTGCTCAAGGCCAGTAAGGAAAGCATCCTCAACGTCTATGCCAAGCGATGCCAAAAGAAGCGTGAAGATGTTGCCGCCATGATGACCGAAACCACGTGGATGGACGCAACCTCCGCGCTCAAAGAAGGCTTCATTGACGGCATCTCCTCAGATGAAATCACTGGCGTGAGCAACCATGGCCGTGTGCGCCGTGTAGATCGAAGCGAAGCCGAGGCCAAGGTGAAAGCGTGGTTTGAGCGTCAACTGCCACACTTGCAGCATGCAGAGCGCATGGATGTCAAAATGCCGCAGGGGGCACAAGCAAACGATGAACCCGTATGTCCTTATTGTAATGCGAAGCTGCAACCCGTAGACAATGATGACACACAAGAACCATTGCCTGAAAAACCTAATCTGTCCTGCCCCGACGAGGGGAAAGATCATACATCTGCTGTAGAACAAACCGCCCCTGAGGATCGGGGCAAGGCAGAACAACCAGAGCAATCTGGCATCCCCATCGCCCAGCTTGAAAAACGGCTGGGCTTAATTCAGCCCTCGCGGCGATAATTTAAGGAGGAAACCCATCATGAGTAAGGTACTGGAAATGCGCAAGAAGCGCGGTGAAGTCTGGGATAAAGCCAAAGCGTTCTTGGATGAACATCGCGGCGAGGATGGTCTGATGTCCGCTGAGGATACGCAAACCTATGAGCGCATGGAGCAGGAGGTCGTCGATCTCGGCCATGCCGTCGAGCGTGAAGAGCGCGCTGAGGCACTGGAGCGGGAGATGAATGCACCTGCCAATGCAATTCACCCCTCAACTCCGCAGCAAACCCCCAAAGCAGATAACCGTCCCGGTCGTGCCAGCGATGCCTATCAAAAGGCATTCTGGAATCAGATGCGTGACCGTTCCACCTATGAGGTGCGAAACGCCCTGCAAATCGGCGAACTCTCCGAAGGTGGTTACACCATTCCTGACGAGTTTGAGCGGACGTTGGTCGAAGCCCTGCAGGAAGAGAACATCATGCGCGGCATCGTGCGTGTGATCACCACATCCACGGGCGACCGCAAAATTCCGCTCGTCACTACCAAGGGTACAGCGAACTGGGTGGAAGAGGAGGCCGCGATCCCCGAATCCGACGATGCTTTCGGGCAGATCACGCTCAGTGCGCACAAGGTTGCCACCATGATCCGTGTGTCCGAGGAATTTCTGCATGATGCTGTGTTTGATCTCGCAGCCTACATCACCAACGAGTTCGCTCGCCGTGTCGGCGCAGCCGAGGAGGAAGCTATCCTCACTGGCGATGGCAGCCACAAGCCTACGGGCTTGCTGCACGCCACCAACGGCGCGGAACTTGGTGTGACGGCTGCCGGAGCTGCCGCCATCACGGCAGATGAACTGCTCGATCTCCAGCATTCGCTGAAAGCCGGTTACCGTCGCAAGGCATCCTTCATTATGAATGATGCGACCATTAAGTTGCTTCGTAAGCTCAAAGATGGGAATGGACAATTCATGTGGCAGCCGGGTCTGCTGCATGGGCAGCCGGACACCCTACTCAACCAGCGTGTGCTGACCTCCAACTACATGCCTCTGCCCACCACAGCCAACAAAGCCATCCTGTACGGTGACTACTCGTATTACTGGCTCGCTGATCGCGAAGGTCGTTCTATGCAGCGCTTGAACGAGCTGTATGCCAAGAACGATCAGGTGGGCTTCAAAGTTACCCAGCGTGTCGATGGCCGCTTGATTCTGCCCGAAGCCGTCAAGTGCCTGCAGATGAAAGCAGCCTAATCCAAGGGGAGAGCCTGAAACATGGCTCTCCCTTTTCCATCTGAAATGAGGAGATCAATAAAATGAGCAGCAATACCAAAAACTATCATGCCCATGGGGGCAATGAATGGGTCGTGGGTGGCAAGCTCACCTTTCTGCCCGGCGCAAAGGTGGAGGGGCTGGATGAACTGTTACAGGGTCAAGGGAGCTCTGTTGTGCAGATTCCCTATATCCAAGACAGTGAAGCTACGACCGTTGCCGCCATGCGCACTGAGCATAACGCGTTACTGGCTGCGCTCCGCGATGCTGGACTCATGGCACCAGCGCCCGATGAATCCTAGGCGGTGAGCCAATGGTTATCACTGTATCAGAGCTCAAGACCCATCTGCGCATTCAATATGATGAAGAAGATACATACCTTGAATCACTCATCGCGCAGGCACAGGCCGCCGCCGAGGATTATTGCCGTGTGCTCTTTGATGGCACCGCACCAGAGCCTGTGCGATTGGCCGTTCTTCTGATGTGCAGCCATTACTACGAAAACCGCGACAACGCCGACAAGCAGGTGTACATTACCATGCGCATGGCTTTTGAGAATCTGTTGTACCCACACCGTGACCTTGAAAAGATGTTTTAGAGAGGTGAACCCTGCGTGCGTGGCTATAAACAATTTGAAGGAAACCCACGCCCGGGTGATCTTCGGCATCTGATTGAAATCGGGCTGACGGAAAACGTCATCAACGAGAATGGGTACCCCGAGCCGCAAGACAGGGTGATCTGCAAGGTCTGGGCTTCCGCCTTGGAGGCGGGTAACCAGTCCTACCGTGCCGCCGATACCAAGAACGCGGAAAGCATCATCAACTTCACCATCCGCTATCGGGAGGATGTGAAGCCAGGAATGTGGGTGCAGTTCCGTGGTGAAAAGCTCGTCATCACCACGCTTGGTGAGTATGAGTTCAAAGGTACATACCTTGGGCTCAAAGCATCGGTCGTAAAGGGAGTGAGCTAGTGAAACAAGTACAGCTCGCTCTTAAAGATGTTGGCATTCCCGTCTTCGCTGGTGTGTGGCGGCCGACAACAGGGCAGCAAAACCCACCCGACCAATACATGGTGTACTCGTCCACCACCACCGAGGATGCACATCGGGATGATGCGGTGGTCAGCTACAAAACCTTCGTGTACCTGAATCTGTGGAGCGACGGCGACCCGACCGAAGCAGCCGCTTTGGTTCGGCAGGCGATGTACGCCGCTGGGTTCACCATGACAGAAGAAAGCGACAAGGGATATAACCAGCCTGCGTATGACGCATCGACACGCCAATTCGCTGTGCAATGGACATGGTGCTTGTACAGGGAGGTGAGCACTTGAGCGTAAAACTCTCTGGGTTTGATGACCTTGAACATGATCTGGTCAACATGGCCAACGCCATGGAAAACGGGCCTGCTGTGAACCGTGCGCTTCGTGCGGGTGCCGTACCGATTGAGGCGCAAATGAAGCACAATGCTTCTACTGATCCAAAGATAATATCGGGTGATTTGCACGATTCCATTCACACAGGAAGCATCAAGGGCGGGCAAAGAGGCAAGCGCATTACCATCGGCGTGCATCACAAAGAAAAAGGAGCGTTTTATGCCAACCCCGTCGAGTTCGGCCACGGTGGACCCGCTCCCGCGCCGCCGCATCCTTTTGTCCGCCCTGCTTTTGACACCAAAGCAGACGAAGCCTATGACGAAATGAAAGCTGTCCTTCGGGACGAAATCCGTAAAAGATAGGAGAATTGAATATGGCTACAGCCCCTTCGCCGACGGTCGCTTCGACCATCGGTCTAAAAAACGTGGTGCTCGCACCCCTTGAGGTGGACACCGAGGAGACCTTAACCTATGGTGCACTGCAGGCGGTTGCCGGCGCTATGGAAGCCAGCGTCACCCCAGACAACGCCGATCCGGACATTCAATTTTGTGATGATGTGGAATTTGACGTGTTATACAGCGACCCTGAATTGTCATTCAAGACCAAGATGGCAGACATTCCATTGGCTATTCAGGAGCAAATCTTTGGCAACGCCATCGATGATAACGGCGTACTCGTACGCAAATCTACCGACAAACCACCCTACTTTGCCGTGGGTTTCATGTCCGAGAAAAGCAACGGTAAAATGCGCTATGTTTGGCTGTACAAGGTGCGCGCCAAGCCAGTCACTGAGAACTACGCCACCAAGGAAGGCGGAACGGTCAACCGTCAAACAGGCGAAGTCGAGTGGACGGCATTGAAACGCACCCATGACAACATGTATCAGGTCATCGCTGACGAGGGGGAAAATGGGTTCACCACAGAAATGGGCACGACCTTTCTCGCCGCCGTTTACACTCCGACCTTTACACCTGCTGGCTAAAAACCTTCTGGGGAGAGTAGTCATGATACTGCTCTCCTCAGGCTTTTTTGAGGAGAAATCATTATGATTACTTGCACACTGGGCAAACAAAAATACACCGTGGATTTCATCAGCGGACGAGCGCTGCGTGAAATGGAGCCAGCGTCCAAGATGTACGCGTCCATTGTCAAGCTGGCCAAGCAAGTCACTGAGGGAGAAGCCGCCCCTGAAAACGCAACTACGATACCAGAGGCGCTGGATGTCATGGTCAAGTGGTTCTGCATCCTGTTTGGGAATCAGTTCACGCCCGATGAATTTTATGACAACTACCCAGCCGACCGTGTGATGCACGACATTGCGCTATCACTCATGGCTGTGCAGACGCAGACCACTGAGGTACTGTCCGATTTCCCCACGAAGCCGGTAGCGGAAGAAGCAACGGAGATCGCTCAGAAAGCGACCCCGGAAAAGGTGCCGATGGCCCTCTGACGCTGCCGGAGTACATCTATGCTACCTACAATGCCCTGCTCAAGGCCGATTGGCGGATGCGCGACATTGATGAGATGGATATGCTGGGCTTCCTCAAACTCCGCGCATGGGATGCACAGCAGGGGCAAAAGAAAAAAGAACCCAAGAAGTCATTTATTGATGAAGTGTGGTCTGACAAGATGGGTTAAGGTGTGCCAAACAGTGCACGTATGTAATCTTGCATGCTATGGATGATGCGGACAATCTCCACGGTTTCACCGTCATAAAGATAAAATACCTTGTACTTTTCACACACGAGAAAGCGATACTCGGTATGGACAGCAAGCACCGCATCCAGCGATTTCCCACGCTCTGGCATGGAATGCAAAGACTCTATGCTTTTTCGCAGCATGCTCATGATGCGTTTTGCTGCATCGGGGTTATCCAGTTCATCACAAATGTAGTCATGGATGGCCACGAGGTCTTTTCGAGCGGTTAGCGATACTGTGACTCTTGGCATCCTAGCCCTCCAGCCCAACAAACGCTTCATCCAGCGAAATGCCGCCATCTTTGCGAAGCGATTCTACACCCTTGGACAGCTCGGTCAGCAATTGAATGGTGGCTTTTTGCTTTTCATATTCTTCCAAGCTCTGCACAACATAGCGACCACGGCCATTCTTGGTGAGATACACGGTATCTCCGTTCTCGCACTTGCGGAGAACCTCACCATAGTTTTTCAAGTCAGAAATCGGGATGATGTTCGTCATATTGAGTCGCCCCTTTCCCCAATATTATACCAATATATCACCCATAATTCAACGGTAAATATGGTGCCCGCAAGGGCTTTTTTGATTGGAGGTGTTCTCAGTGTCCGAAGTTTTGCGAGAGCTGGTTGTTGCGCTGTCACTGGACAGTGATAATTTCAGCCGCAACCTGCGTACCATCAACAAGCAAATCAAGGAAGCCGAGAGCACCTTCAACCTTGCTGGTGCTGGCATCGACAATTTCGAGAAGTCCGTCAAGGGTGCGGAAAGCAAGCTATCCATGCTGGGCACGAAGCTCACCCAGCAGAACAAAGCGGTTGAGCAGTACAGCCGTGCATTGGTGCAAGCCAATCAAAAACTGACGGACTCGTATGCGACGCAAGAAAAGCTTAAGACTTCACTCACAGCCGCACGATCGGAATATGAACGCATCGGCAACGAGGTTAAGACTGCTTCGGACAAGTACAAGGAATTTTCCGGCACCTTAGGGGAGACCGACTCCGCGACCATCGCTGCCAAGCAGACTATGGAACGTCTCAAGGAAGAAAACAAAGCTGCCGGCGCGGAAGTTAAAAAGCTCGAAGGTCAAATCACAGCCAACAGCAAGACGCTGCAAAACAACGCTGACCGCATCGCCACCACCAAAACCAATCTCAACAATGCCAAGGCTGCCGTTAAAGAAACCGAAGCGGAGATCATGAAGCTCACGCAGGAGCTTTACCGTATGCAGTCCAAATGGACGCAGGCGGGCGAGGCGCTGACGGCGTTCTCCAAGAAATGCGAGACCATCGGCACCTCCATGAGTCGCGTGGGTCGGCACATGACGCTGTACGTCACCACACCGATATTGGGTCTTGCTACTGCCGCTATCAAAGCATCCATCGACTTTGAGAGCGCCTTTGCTTCTGTCCGCAAGACTGTCGATGCCACCGAAGCCGAATACGCCGAGTTATCGGAATCTATCCGCAAGATGTCCACGGAAGTGGCGACATCCAGCGAGGAAATCGCCGAGGTTATGGCGGTGGCTGGGCAGTTGGGCATTCAAAATGACTTCCTGACCGAGTTTACCAAGACTATGGTTGACCTCGGGAAATCCACTGACATCATCGCTTCTGAATCGGCGGCGTCCCTTGCTAAGTTTGCCAACATCACACAGATGGATCAGAGCCTGTTTCAGAATCTAGGCTCGACCCTGGTCGATTTAGGGAACAACTTTGCCGCGACCGAGTCCTCCATTGTGCAGATGGCGCTTCGCCTGGCTGGCGCCGGACATCAGGTCGGGTTGACGGAATCGCAGATTCTTGGCTTTGCCACAGCGCTCTCCGCTGTGGGCATCGAAGCGCAGATGG